CAGCCACCTCCTGATAAGATTTCTCCTGAAGATAGCGCAGACGGAAAATGAGTTGCCGGATAGGCGGTTCCAGGTCTTCGATGAGAAGCATCAGCCGGTCGAGTCGCTCGTCGGTCTCTTCAGAGAGAATCACGTCGGCATCATCCAGCAGCAGCTTCGCCACCCTTTCCTTCACGCTCTTATGAGCTATCAGGTTGAGACAGCGGTTGCGTACGCTCCGCATCAAGTAACCTTCCTCACTCCCAGGCACCAGAACCACATCATCGGCAAGAATCTGGGCGAATACTTCACTCACCACATCCTTGCTCTCGTCATCATCCGAAAGAATGCATCTGGCCAGATTGTACATCTTCGCATAATGCTGACGGAATAACTGTTCTATGTCCTTTTTTCTGTTCATATACTATCTATACAGTTGAGCCAAGCGAAAAACTAAGCAAAACATCAACTTTTTTGCAAAAAAATGCCGTAAGCATTTGGTTTCCAGACCAAAATACCTATTTTAAGTTTGGTCGGTCGGTGCAAAGTCGGTGTCGATTAGCTGGATTTACTAAAAATCTACTATCACTCTTTGTTTCGATATTCCTTTTAAGCTGAAGAAGAAATTGCTATATAATATAATATATCTTCGATGAGTCCGTTTTATATATAACGGATTACATGAAGCATATATTATATAATGCCTCAATTCTGCGTGTGTTATTAATATAATATCAACTAGGGCGTTTCGCTAAAAAATTAGAGAAATGACCAAAAAAAAATTGTCTCATCGCGAAAGTAAACAGGCTATCCAGCAAATAATTGGATGGACTCCCCCTGCTTTTCATCAGGCGTCGGAATGCTACGTATCCTTCAAGGCATTCGATCCTTGTATCAATACAATGCGCCTGAAGAAGATTATGCTTAACCATATTAAAGGAAAGCGAAATCAAAGAGCTTACGGAGAAGAACTCGTTAAGCGTCTTACCCAGAAGCTTCTTGACGGATGGAATCCGTGGATCGAAGAGTCATACCCGGAGGAGTATGCTTTATTTAGTGACGTGTGCGATAAATATAAAACATATCTCGCCAAAATTGCTAAAGAAGGTGGTATAAAGCCTGGAACCAAATGCAATTACGAGTGCAAATTGTCGTTTATGCTCAAGTGGGTAGAGAAAGATAAGAAGATTACTTATATCTATCAATTTAACAAGAAGTTTGTGTGCGATTTTTTAGATTATGTTCTCGTTGAAAGAAATAATACCTTGCGAACGAGAAATAACTATATTGGTTGGCTGAAATCGTTTTCCGGCTATCTCATAGAGAGAGGATATGTTCAGAAGGATCCGACTGAAGGCGTTAACGCCTCCACAAAACTGGGTCCGAAGAATCGAAGCGTCATACCAAATGACGTACTATTGCAAATTAAGTCATATCTAGAGAAGGAGAATAAGCACTTTCTTTTAGCCTGTTATATCCTTCACTACTTGTTTGTTCGTCCTCACGAGATGACTTTTCTGAAAATCAAGGATATATCTAGGGAAAAGAAGACATTAACTCTTAATGGCGCATATACTAAAAATGGGCATGATGCCATCGTTACTATCCCGAATCATGTCATCGCATTGATGGAAGAATTGGATATTTTTTCAGCGCCGCCCGACTTCTATCTTTTCGGGAAAAAGTTCCGCCCGGGAATGACGCCGATACTGGCTGAAAGATTCTCTAGATTTTGGGTCGACAATGTAAAAAAGACGTTGGGATTAAGTGATTTCTATAAATTCTACAGCCTGAAGGATACGGGAATCACTAATATGATTAAAGCAAAAACCGATCTACTTACGGTAAGAGATCAAGCCAGACACTCGTCAGTGAAGGTTACAAACATCTACACCCCTCAGGATTGCAAAGAAGCGAATCGTGATCTTATAGGGTATGAAGGCGTATTTTAATATAATGATTGTAGGAGATTTTTCTCCTACAATCCTACTTTCCTACAAATCACGCGGATAGCACTCTACATGTATGCGCCCATCGATGATGTACATCTCAAGTTCGTAACCTTCGTCGAGCATTTTTGAAATTTCATTTTCCGTTGGAATATCATATGATGTAAAAACATCAAAGAAACCTGCTACCTCAGCCCGATCTCGTATTATGATACGTTTAGAGTTCTCTTGCAAGAACTTCTTGGGCTATCTGCTTGGCTTGTATTCTCCAGGCCTGATAAGCATCGAACTCTGCTTCGTGGCTCTTATCTCCATCTCCTCGATTGGCCAAGATTGCCTCTACCTGATTCTGGCTGTATTTGGTTCGTACCAAACCTGCCGTGAAATCACCGTAAGTAGCAGACTTTGCCTTAATCTTGGTAGAACCATCGGCTTCATCACCTTCGTAACTGAAGGCGGTTTTACCCGAATCTGAAGCTTCAGATTTTGTATCTGAAGTACCGGAAGTCTCGGGATGATAGTTTTCTACTTTCTGCTCACCAATGTAAAGCAGGAAATGGTCATCGTCAAATCTGACGTAACTTTTGCGAGATAAATATACCTTTTTCATCGTTAAGTAAATTTATAAAACTTCTTTTTAAACTTGTTGTGCAGTTCTGCGACAACGGTGGAGAATGGAAGTTCATCACGACAGAAGTCATTTAGGGCTTGATCTATGAGAATCTTGGAACCTGTATATAGATAGTGCTCTACAGTTTGCCAGACCTCGCTCTCTCCTTCAAAATGGTCGATGATACGATAGCGCAGTGAGAGACGTTTCTTAGGCATCTCTTTGCTGACCAAATGAGTGCTGCCATCGGCAGCGGTCTCTTCTACCTGTACGACCTCTTTTTCTATGACAGAGTCGTCAACCTTGTAATCAATCACTTGGATGAGGAATTTGTTTTCATCCTGTCCCTCATGGCAGATAATGTCCTCAATGGACTGCTGCTGTGATTTTTGCATTCCCTCGAAAGGCACACGAGATTTGCGAGCCTTAACGAGTTTTCCGAATCTTTCCATACCGATTTTTTTATATAAGTTTTTTGAATTGGCGTGAATTCCTAACCCAAGGCGTGAAGCTGCCTTGAGCTCTATTTGTCTTTGTGTAAACCCATGTTTGCGAAGATTAGCCACCTGCTTGCAGAGATCATGCTTAAACCGTTTTCGCAAGAGTGCGTGGTCGGCATAGATGACCTGCCCACAAAAATCTATACCATCGCAAGTTCGATGGATTCCCCACGACTTGTTTATTGAGAGATGCCAATCACGAGCTAGGTGCATGACAGCTAACTCCGCCATCAGACGCAGGAAAACTTTGTCTTCATGTAGAATATAGATGTTATCCATGAAACGATAATAATGATGGAGTCCATGGCGGCAGAACTTTTCGAAACGCTCATTAAGAAAGCTGACCCCCCCCACATAGTAGTTGAGCCTGTTGCTGAGTGCGACAGGTAACAAGCATGTCGCTCACATAGCGAGCTTGCCAATAGTGGAATTTTTCAGGGTCGTCGATGATATCGAAGCATCTGAGTGCCAGATAGTCGAACCGGGCGAGAAAGAGCTGACCCAGTAGCTGGGCTAGTTTTACTCCAAGTACGATTCCTGGGTTGAACGAGTCAACTATCTCATCTATAAAGGAGAGGAGTTTTCTGTCTTTAATCTTGCGGCGATATTCACTCTTGAGCAAGTTGTGATCTATACACTGAAAATAGTGGTGAATATCAATAGGAAGGCAATAAAATGTATCTTGCTGTGGAGAGTTGAATATATCTCTCTTAATAAGATTGTAGAAATAATGAGTGCCCTTGCCCTTAGAGCCTGCAGGGCAATGGTAGTAGATGGTGTTACGTATATCATCCTCTACAGGATTGAGGGCTGCGTGTTGCATGACATGATCTATGACTGGCAACTTGTTAAGCTGGCGATGCTTCGGGTATTCTATATCCTTAGATACATACCCTGATGTATGCCAAGTCTGGGCTGCATATGCTTCAAGCATACGCTCTATGTTATGATCTAGATTGGCATCAAATTTCTGCACACCCCTGCGAGACATCTTTTGTCGGGCATAATTATAGAAAGCCCGACGAAAGTTGTCATTAGTCTCGACTTGTGGAGAAATGTTACCAAATCTTTTCATAAGCGGTGTAATGTCTGTGTAATTGTGTGAAACTGTGTAATGTCTGTTGTCTGCTATTTTTTTATCCTATAACCTTCGACCGGATGACCCTATTGTCATCATCTACCAGCTAGATGAACTATGTGTATGTTTCGCCATGGGGCGAGGTCTGACCCTGTTGTCTCGAACGGAGAGCAAACACCCCGTATTGAGATATGTTAAAGTTGAGAGCGGCGCCGTAGTTCACGTTGGCATTCGAGACATCATTGTTATCGTTGAGCGTCGAAAGACCGCATTGACCACCATTGTTAACACTACCACCACGAAGGCAGAGACGGAAACCAGCACCTAGGGTCACAACCTGGTATTATTATGAATACCGCTGCAAAGATACTAAAAATAATCGGTATGGAAGTATGTCAAAGAACTTTTTTCTATTTTTTTTTATCGCCGACCGCCAAAGGCGGTTATTGAAGCGAGCAGAGCTCGCTGGGTGCTTCGGCTTCGCCGTGTGTACTCAGGTCTCTTATGTACACCCAGTAATCTTATGTACACCCAGCAAACTCATGAAATCTTTAGGCCGCCACGTACACTGGTTCGACTGGCCACTCCTCTACTGCTTCGCAGAGAGCGGCGCCGCAGTCCACGTTGGCATCCGAGACAGCATCGTTAACGCTGAGCGTCGAAAGACCGCAGCGACCACCATCGTAAACACTACCACCACGAAGGCAGAGACGGAAACCGCTTGTTTCGCCGGACGTATTCCAATAATAAGCACACCAGTAGGTAGTCTGGCTGCCTCCGACGGCCGTTGGAAAATTCTCCAGGTTGTCCATGGAGAGCATGGTCGCCCATCCTTCACCTTTTTTGATGGAGGTGCTGTAGGCCTTCATACCCGTCTCGTTGCCGATTGTCCATGTGCCATAGATAGATGGTGCCACGAGGTGGGTGACTGTCGTATCTTCGTTGACCCTTACGAACTCATCATCCATATGATACCAGATATGACCGTAAGAGTTTTTAAGGCCGAAGAAGGAGTTGACCTTGGCCGCATACCAGGTAGAGCCGTCATCGTTGAGTACATTGACGGTAGTCTCTCCGCAGCTATCGCCCAGGTCGAGACCGGCATCCATCGGGACGATCGGGCGGCAGCCGTTGTAGCTATTCCACGCACTCCAGTCTTTTTGTGTCACGCCAGGACCAAGACCACCCTGATAGAGTCCGTTTGCATCTCGCTTTGTGTTGACTGCCGCCTGTGCGTAGTGGGTGCCGAAGATAACCCCGAAGAGCGCAGCGGTCACGGCGAAGTGGCGCATCGAGGAACAAAGCCACCCCGTGCCGTTCTTTCTGGCCGCAGCTCGCCAGTACTCTGTGTTTTGGTTGCAGGCTGGCTTGCCGAGGAGCGAACGGTTGGTGTTGTCGAGGGTGGCATCGTTATTGCCACCTCTGTAGTCTGCGCCTGTATTAAGGAAGCTAACCAGACGACCTGTGCTGCGCTCTAAAGTGGCATGGCCAGATGCAGAACGTGATCCGATAGGGATTGTGTAGTTATATTCACCTTTGATTGGAGTAAGTCCAACCTTCATATAGAACAAGCGGCCTACGGTCTTGAATACCAGATAGAACTTACGGTTCCATCCCCACTGGTAATGTCCCTCTGATCCGTCTAACTTTGCAGCCTCTCCTGTGGCATATTTGTGATGATCTTTGGAGTCGAGTTTTCGGCGGCTATGGTCATTCTTGACCAGGTAGCAACCGAGACCAAGCTGAATTGGCAGCTCTCTCAAGAGCTCAAGCGATCCCACATAGGTTGCTGCCTGAGGGGTTGCGTTGTCTAGATTCCAGACACGCCCGCACCAAAGATTCTGTCCCATATCTACAGCGTCTTTGAGCGACATCTGCTGTGCCGTGCCCGTCTTTCTATCGTAGACCTCAATCTGTTTGTCTGTCGAGGAAGTGTCGGCAGCAGGGAGGTCTGCCACCTGCTGCGCCCCGTCGAAGGCTGCGATGATAGCCTTGACCTTAGCCTCTTCTTCTGATGTTAATGCCATAATTAAACTGTATTTAATTGATTAAACAATGTGATTTAAATGATGCGTAATGATGAGCCCACCTTGCGTAGCTTTCCCGATGCCGACAGGCGAAGGCGTGGCTGGTGTATAGTGATGCTCACCTCTTGCCAAAGCGGTGTGTTGGCTGTGGGGATGACCCAGAACTTGGTCGTGCCCTCGCCATTGACGATGAGGTTGCCGCTTGGGTCTGCCACCAGCGAGTCGCCCTCGGCACGCTGGAAGAGCACGCTCTGAGGGAGGTAGCTCGGTATGAGTTGGGCTGTGATGCGCTGTGCCACCTTGTTGCGTAGGCTTATCTCCGGGAGATAGGTCAGGTTCATACGCGATGGTGCGATGAAGCCTGTGGCTATCTGACCTGCCAATCCATCCATTTGTGCAATCTTGGCATCGGCTCGTTTGGCGGCAGCATCTGCCTCAGTAGCCTTTGTCTCAGCTAGAGCTGCTTGTGCTGCTGCAGCTGTAGCCTGCTCTTGTGCAGTATTGGCTGCACTCTGAGCGAGATTTGCAGCCTTGTTGGCATCGTCGGCTGCACTCTGTGCCTTGATGGTTGGTGTCTTATCGAGCCATCTGCGCCATTTGGTGTTTGTATCCGAAGGAGTTGTTGTGTTACCATCCTCCAGTGACGCATAGACTCCTGTAGATGTATGAACTATATCCCCTTCATCGTAGCCCCTAACAGTCTGTCCATCCTCTTCATATGAGTAGTCCGACTTCCAGGTACCTTGATCGGTGAAGGCGACATTACCAACAACAATGATATTTGTATTATCTGCCATATATTTATTAAACTTTAATGACTAACTTGTTTCTACGCTTGACAACATGTTCTGCGACATGGCTTCCGTAATCAATCATAAGTAACTTGTTACGATGCTGGCGGAATGACGGATACATAGCGCCGCCTCGAGCAATGACACCCGTATCGACATATTCATGCTTGGAGAGGTCCCATTGCCACCAGTTTCCGTTGCTTCCCATTTTGGGTGGATGATCGTTCATTTCCTTAGCGAGGTCGGTCTGCGTCTTTGAGTTGGTAATGGCGGCGGAGGTATCCTGCTGTCGCTTGGTTTCTGCCGTCTTGCGTGCCGTCTCGTTATTATTGCGAGTAGTTTCGGCGTTCTGACGTGCGGTTTCGTTGCTATTACGAGTATTTTCAGCCTTCACTCGGTCAGCTTCGCCCTGCGTTACTTTGGTATAAGCCGCGGCAAGAGCTTCCAGGTCTGGGTCTATATCGGTATAGGCTACTACCTGAGACCACGTTTTGCCATTATCATAGCTCACCTCGATACCCATCGTGCCGCCACGGAACTGAGGGGTCTTTCCCTCGGCTACTACACCGAGATCTTCGCCACCTATCGCCCAATGGCCGTTGCTGTTGATTGTTGGCTTAATACCTGCGATCAGGTAAGCCCTTGCGAACTCGGCAGGTATCTTAACCTGCGAGCCGTTAGCCATGTAGATCCAGAAGAAGTCGGTACTCACCACAAGGCGAGATGCCGTATTCAGCTGGCTGGCTACGTCGTTGATATTTACTGCTGCCATAATACTATTCTGGTTTTATCTGCTTCATAACTCCTTCGCCTGCAGCCGGGGTAAGCAGTTGCTCGGCTACACGACTTATGATTTCCTTCTCGCTATCGTCAATCTCCACCTCGCCCTGCGTTTCGTAGAGTTTATGGGCGAGCACGGAGCAGGCTAATCCCTGCCCGCGCTCATAGATGACGTTAGCTATCTCCTTGCGCATATCCATTACTGCGCATTGTGTCTTACTGAGGTCAGTAAAGACCTCTACTCTTTCTAGATTTATCTTCATATTTTTATGTTTTGTTAATGATATATATACTGCAACTGCCAATTATATCCATCCCAGACCAGAATATTAAACTGCCCGACATCATCAGAATAAAACTTATCTGATGTTGTATGTATCTTGCCGCAGCAATACAGTCTTCTGCCTGAAACAACAGGGTCGAAATATATCCTGCTATTACCCTGTACGACTATCAGCATCTGACCCACCATAGGAGTCTTCGGAAGTTTTACGTCCACCTCGCTGCTGTTAACCATAACCAGGATACCTACTCTATTGTTATCAATAGCAGTCTGTTCTTTCTGCGTCACAGAACCAGTTCGAATCACATTCTGCGCGATACATCCCAGAAGATTACCGCCAATGCTACGTATGCCGATGCCTTCGTCTGTATCAACATGTAAAGCTGCGTAAGCAGGATTATTCACTGGATTTCTTGCGCTAACAGAGCTGTTCAGGTTCAATCCGTTACTAAGTTTGCGAACTATCATCGTTGCATTAGCGACATTAGAAGATCCTGTCTGGCCAGATGCACGATCTCCATACATATCACATGCCGTTTGCCAATAATTGGTAAGAGGATTTAGTAACGCAGCCTTACCGACGCATACCTCTCCATACCCATTATTATAGTATCCATTCCAGAACGATGATTGTTCCAGTACCGTACCCATATATAGAACATTCTGATAAAAAATACCAATACTAAGCCCAGATTCTGTAATATTCAGACCTCCAATAGTTCCTGAAGTTGCATAAATCGTTCCTGTAATCACGGCATTCTTTGCTGTCAGCTTACCACCTCTAGTTATAGAAGTAGTAGCCTTGCTGCCTTCAGTACCGCCTATCCAGAACGCATAATCCGCATTATCCTTCACCCATCGGAACGAGCCGAAGATATTGTTACCTTCCATCAGATTGAACTGCTGCCCCTGAGCAAACTTCAGAACCGCATTCTTTGCCACGATAAGAGGAGAATACATCGGACCGGCATCGCTCAGTTTTATCCACAGCCTATTACCATCTGAGTCGGTAGCTGAAGGGTCGAAGGAACTGCCCGTAGCTGTATGCGTAACGTTACATTGGTAGACAGACCAGCCATCGTTAGCATTATTATCCTCGATGTAAATCAGGTCGATATACTTCTGTTCCTGGGTCAGGGCAGAATCATTATGGTAGGTTGCCCCGCTCTTCCATCCTTCGGAATTCCGGACGATGCAGCCGTTCTTACCCATCTTTCCGGCTTCGGCGAAGTTGGCAACCACAACAGGCTGGCTCCAATCATCCTGAACAGAGTCAGTACCATGTTTTCCTGCACGAACAGACTCCCAGATGAACCGGTTCGCAGACGATACAGCCAGCCGTTTTGCCGTCCATCCTCCCTGAAGGATGCCATTTGTACGGTAAGGCTTAGCTGGCGCCTCCGTATCGTTAGTGGTAGCGATATAGGCGCGCTCCATAACGATGGATTCAGCCTGCATCGGCATCGCCTTGCTCCAGGTTATGTTGCCTACAGCATCTACGGTTCCGTCGGTACGCCATAAACTCTCAGTAAGAGCTATCATCGATTGCCAGGCAAAGAGGCCATAGTCGCCGTAGCTGTCTGTTCCGCCATCCTTAAAATATCCGATGAAGAAATAATATTCTCCTGCATCAGTCATGGATAATTTAGCAACAAGACTCTGACCGTCGCCGCTTACTACATAGGCATGCTCCGATCTGTTGAGATATTCGCTATCTTCCTTTATCTGCTTGCCCTCGCTATTGATAACCTCAGACGGAAGATAGAGACGGGAGATACATACCAGGTCCCAGTTGACTTCAGAGTAAGACTTCAGCATCACTCTGAGATAGCTATCTCTGAAGTGGTTGGCAACCTTAATACGACGTATGCACTTTCCGTTGTTACCCAGAGAGGAAGGAGTCTTATAGAAAGTTTTCTTCTGCTTGATACCATCTAACAGAATTTCACTCTCCTCTGAACTCCATGCGTTACTACTGCTGTTGTATCGGTCGATAATCTCATCTGTTGTAATCTGACCACCCAGCACGATACTCTTACCCCCAGTAGCAGGAGCCGTCTTGGTCCAGCCGCTGCCAATATTATCCTGCGCTTTATCGTATTCGGCAAGCGTTTTCAGGATAGGAAGAAGTGATGGTTCTGAAGCTGAAGACTGATAGCCTACGATGAGACCATCACCATCCTTCGCTTTATAACCTCCGCATGAAAAGTTTATAACTTCGTCCCCATCCGTAAACCATGTGATTTTCATTATCCACAGCCACGGAGTTTCATCGTTTAAGGTAATTTCGCTAAAGTCTTTACTACCATAGTCTCTGAATAATGCCGGACTCTGGTTTACTTCAGAACTATTTCCAGCATAATACCAGGTTTCAATGCTTGAAATGCTCTTCGGGTAACGGTTGAAGAGCTTAGGTTCAGAGAAAGTGCCATCCGCTCCTACCTCTCCCGTCTTGTATGCTACATATACATACTGCTTCTCCCGAGTCGGCTCCATCGGATCATCCTGCCACCCCATAGGCTGCAAAACGCCATTCCGACGATAAGGCTGTGTAATGAAATTCGATTCAGACTGATCGGAGAGATAATAGATATACTCATATCCATCACCATCTGCACCACAGGTGAGTATCGGAACGCTTTCTTTATCCAGCACATTTCCGGAAGCATCGTATAGAGCGAACACTACCTGACGGGCATCACTCTGCACAGATACCTCTGCGCCTATCTCTATGTCGGTATCAGGAGTATCAGTAGTTCCATGCTTCAGATGATACCCTGCCGGTAATTCTGTCAGCTTATATCTCTTGTCGTCGGATGATGTTGCCCATACATCGCAGGAGATACTTTTTGCGCTCATATTGCCCTGATTGTCTATAATCACGCTATCGGCAGATGGTATCAGCTCGTAGATTACGGTATCAGACGATTTCAAAATAGTAAGTTCTCGGGTATACTCGTAGCTGGCTCCAGCATATTTGCCCACAACCGTGATATTCATCTTCGTAATCTGGTCGAGCGTATCGGCAGTAAGATTATCAGCATCAATGGTGATTATCTTTGCCTTGCCGTCAATGCTCATCGAAGTCTTTAAACCTGCTACACTAGAGATATTGAGCGAGGATATCGCCCATGGTTCGTTATGATACATGAGGGAAACCTTGGTCTTGATAGGGAAACCTATATACTTACCAGCTCTGGTATTCCAGGCTACCGATGCACTCTCGTTGCTCAGATCGCAAACCATGAATGGAAGGCTGTCATGCTGGATGCGGATAGGCATCTGCACCGTTTTCGAGGTCTTTCCCTCCAGTTCTACGACGATGGTCACCATCGCATCCGACATTTTACGCATAGCTGCGTAATCGAAATTGGTATCATCTGCAGTTCCGGCAACACCATCCTTGATATTCCTGATACCCTTGATGAAAACGGTAGAGTTCTTCACCTCTACGTCGCAGTCTTCGCTTACTACATGCAATCGATAATGGCCTTCTGTAACATCCTCGCTGTCCGCATCCTCCTCAAGTAGGATATCCATACCCTTACGCACGAAGACGGCCGTCGAGATGCGGTACTGCTTGGTAGCCTTGCCCTCGTCCTGAGTATAGAGACCATTAATGACATTGCCCATATCATCCACCGTGACGACGCTCTGGTACTGCGAGAGACTCACATCATAAGCCTTCGCCTCGTTCTTCAGATCATCAAGACCTAGAATATCACCCAGATACTCCACGTTGCCACCGAAGTATACGTTATCCTGCACAAAGATACCGTTTCCTGAAGGATAGATATACGAACCATTCCTTTTCTTGATTGACAGTCCGCCGAGCCATCCATAACGGCAAACGCGGTTCTGAGGATATATCTCCCAGTTGCATACACCATCCAGCACCTCGATATAGCTGTTCCCCCTTGAGGAGAAATACATGCTGCTCTGGCGCTTGTCATCGACGAAACTACCATACTGAGCAAAATCCATATAGGCACAAGGATCCGGAGTCGCCTCCGAGCGTTTACCATATTCGAACACGAACTTACCCTTCTCGCTAGTGATGATTTTCTTCACATAAAAGTAAGTAGTGAAAAAACCTTTATGCAGAACGAAGTTGCAATCATCCAACGCACCTTCAGTATTTTTATCCGCACCATGGGAGTTATCTATATCGGCATAGATACCGCGGCAGATATCTCCCACCAGCAGAGATCCGTAATCGTTTCCCTCCAGATGAAGAGAGATGATGTGCTTCTTGGTATCTACACTCTCGATGGTTCCATAGCCGTTGGTATTCCATTGCTCCGCTTTGGTTACAGAGATTTCGTTGAAGACGAACTTAGGAGCAGAGATGAACTGACGGACGAACAGGCTGTTCATTTCTGCGTCACCATTATTATCGATACTTGCGCCGGAACCATAGGCTCCGGAAACGAAATTGTATGTCATGAAGGCATAGAGTTTCGCTAATCCCTCGCCAGTTATCTGGCTCTTTCCGTCTCCAAGCTTCAATCCTTTCAGTAGATATATCACATCCTCGAAGGTAATCTTACCTTTAGCCGTATCGTCTATATCCTTGCGCAACATCTTCTTTTCGAGCGCGCCTCCAGGAGTGCAGTCGTCTGCCATACCTGCCTTTATTCTGTCGCCCTGGTATAGGATATAACCGTAATCATAAGAAAGTCCGTTCAACACTTCGATATTGAAGTGTTGATGGCCAATACCTCCTCCGCCACTATATCGGTCGCTCAGAGTACTTGCAAAGTAGTTAAAGAGAGCGTCTGCAGTAGTAACACCCCATGTTTCCGAATAGGGCTCCTGAACAGGGAAGAGCACCCCTCCACTCAGCAGCTGACGTGGGAACTCAACTAAGCGAGGGGCGATAGTAAAATTTCCGATTTCGGGTAGATGGATATCCATCTGTTTGAAATCGCTGGCATCTGACCTCGTGAGGTTCAGGTACGGACGGGCATCTGAATATTTATATGTGAAGGTATAGTTCGAAGGCAGCTCCTTCGCCTCGTAGTTCACGTCACTCTCAACAACAGTTATCTTTCTGAGTGAGTTACCATGGTATACATACTTGCCTAGAGACGGGAAGAAATCGAGTAGCCATTGGCGCTCCTTCTTGTCCAGGAAACCGGTGTTCTTCTTAAATTTGCGGGTGGTATCTACACGATACTCCTCAGAGTCTTCCTCTATTTCTGCTACGTTGTGGGTATGTTCTGCAGTATTTTCGCTGTTGCCGTAAGCGCGGAAACAGTCTACACCTCCCAACGAATTTTCGAAGAGGAACCACTCTTCTTCCTCGCTCTTCATATCGCTGGCATAGTAGCGCTGTACGTAGGTAACCCGCTTCCCGTCCTGTTCTACCCAGATATCGTAATAAGATGGCTGGATAGAACCGCCTATCTTCTTGGCGATAATGGCGTATTGTACCGGCACGGTATAAACGGTTCCGGCATTCATATGGTTCATCAGTACCACTTCCTTCTCTTCGTAGGCGGTCCCATTCCACATGTATGCCTTGCATTTCATCACGCTGGTGGCAGTTGCGTAATAGGTAAGGAATTCCGGAGAATAATAGGTTACGGCCTTCACCTGCGGCTGCCAGGTGAGGAAATTGTTTTTCAGAAAATTGGTAGCCGAATCAGAGAGTCTGTCCACACCGGCACGTATCACGGAGAAGGTGAATTCCTTCTTGCTGCCTTCGCTGCCAACCTCGTAAAGTGTCGCCACAAAGGATTTCATGATGTTCGGCTGAGCATAAGGTTCACTACTGTCCTTTACCTCAAAGCTGAGAAGAGGAAGGATGATATCCTTGACGGATAACGTAATCCGGTTCTTATCGTTCGGCGTATAAGTGTGCTGAACGATGTTTGCGCTTGAGCCTTTATAGCGTAGAGCGAAAACCACATCAGCCTTCGAGGTACTGAATATCTCAAAGGCATTCATGGAGCCTACCATGCTCAGAGCATCTGGATATAATAAAACCTGTATCATCTTAAAATTGCTTTGATTATATTGCAAAGGTAAGATAATACAGGTATATAACAAAGGACAATATCCTACGAAATCGGTATGCATTCCAGCCAGACGGTCGTGCAATGGTATACCCATTTACTGTGACGGAACATCGTTGCGTGTCGGGTTTTCTGGCTTACGTATGATTTCTGCAGGCCGTATTTTTTGCCAACGTACTCAGCTGAAGGGAGAGGAGGATAAATGATCTTGAAAGTGCGGTCCTGGTCGTTACCTGATTTTTTATAGTCCTTCTCTGAAACCTCTACCGTCTCTTCGAATCCAAGCCACTGATACTTGCAGGTCATTGCCGGCATCATATCTTCCAGACTCTCTGCCTCGTTAACAGGAGTAGTGAGAGCGATGGTTCTGAGCTCGCTTTCTGTTGGTTCGCTCTTTCCTCCGAGGGTAAACTTCAGTTTGTTGAAGAAGAAACTTACGCCTCTAATCACAACCTTCGCATAAGAAGGAAGGTTCTGCTTCTGCGACTGGGAGAGGAGCAGTTTTACCTTGAGTTCCTGGAGTGAATTGCGCAGCAGGAGGTCATACTGCCGGTAGAACTTTTCATAGATACCATCCTCACCATTATACACCAGGGAATAATCGAATATCTTCCGGGGTGTCTGTTCTCCCTGATGATGCGAGCCGAACCCGACATTTGAATACAGATGCGTATCATATGCTGTCACGGTTCCGCAAGCTATACCATCTGAAGATACGTAAGGGAAGGCGAGCATGACGGGCAACGTAGGAGTCGATTCACTTACCTCTTCTCCGTCTTCCGTTGCAACTTTCATCGATGAATTCAGCGTAGCGTAATCGCCGATATACAGTTGTCTGTCCATGTCTCTTGACACGGTCTCCCCGTCTAAGATTTCCCTATACTGGAGCGTACGAACCTCCGGTATCATCTCTGGTATTTCTACATCTTGAGTATCAATATCATCATCACCGGAATCGTAGCTCTGAGAACAGCCACCTATTTTTACTTTCACGCTGTAGTTGCCAGAATAACCTTTCTTATAGAAGCAACCGTCTGCGCTATCAAAGTAGGCGCCAGAATTTTTCGATACCATATCCTTAATATCATCGTAACTATCCTCTGTATCGCTATCCGCCTGATACTTCGGGCGCAGTACCACACGTTTATAATCGGATGCAGCCTTATAAGATAAGGTAGGTTCTTCAGTCATCTGGCGGGTAAGATCCGCAACCGGCTTACTGTCTATCGCATCTTTCAGGAAGATGATATCTGCAGTATGAGTTCCTTCATCAGATACGAACTCGCAGAGGAACTTTTTCCGAAAAACTGAGAGAAAATCAGATACTGACACGTCTGGCAGAAGGTCTTCGACACGGATATGTCCATTCACTAGCACGTCTATCACGTTGTTCAAGACAACCATCTTATTGAATGGAGCCGTCTTGGTGAAGAAATTCTCCTTGAGGTCATACCCGAAATGCTTGAAAATCCGCTTCAACAAATAATTGGCACGGATAAAAGGAGATATATAATATCCCTTCGTCAGAGATATCGGTATTTCGTTTACATGATCAGTAAGCAGCCATTCACCCGCAAAATACGGCGAGTCAACGCCCAGAGAATAGGTATACATCTCGTGAGCTGTTACGTATTCGTAACCGCCTCCTTCCTTATATCTCCAGTAGCTGGCAGTACGCATAGTACCTGCATTCCATCCCCAGTTCAGTATTTTGTAGTTGTACTCGATATCTCTACCCGAGTCATCAGTAAGCAGAACCGGGAAAATATCATAGTTCTCGTTTTTGCCACCTACGAGAGATTTGCAGAACTCGATACACTCGTCTACGGTTGTGCACCCGGGTATCATCTCGTCCTTGAAGATACTCTTCAGTTTTACGTTCTGTATCTTCGAGTAGAAAGATCCGTCGTTGATATAGAAGGAAGAAGAGATGTTTCCCTTGTGCTGTGCCGAGAGAACAATCTGCCGGCATTGGGCGAAATACTCGCCGTCTTCGATGCTTACGTTCGTAGCCACCATCTTGTCTCTCATTCCGAAGGTATCGGGATAGTTCAGTATCATGCGGTTGTAATCGCTTGCCGGAATATCCAGCGGGGAGGTCGTTTCCCCGTAATCGTTGAAGAACGGGTTGGTACGTTCTACCTCCAGCTTGGCGTCTTCGCCAAGCTGGTAGGCCTTTCCTTTATCCAGATTAGTTATTTTCATGTTCAGAAGATTTTATTTTTTAGCAAACTTTCTCGCCTGGTTTCGCAGTTCCTGTTTTGCGTCCAGATCCGAGAGTGATACAAACGAGCGAATTCCGTCTCTCTTGAGCTCTCTGAGCAGTTCCAGGAGCTCGTCATTATTGCGCCCCGACGTAGCATTTCCTGCATCGCGATGCGCAGATTCCTGCGTCCGGACGTAAAAATCTGCCCCTCCCGGAGCGGTATCCGGACTGGTCCGGGCAGACTGGCTGGCGATACTTCCACCCAGCGCCCTGCCCTGCATGGCCATCAGATACTTGCTCATATCGAAGGTCCTTATCTGTCCGGCTCGCTGGGCTGCATCCATCAGGTTGATGAGCGGAGCGATGGTAGGGTTCTCCAGGGCTGCATTCGATGCCACCCACTCCTTACTCCTGCCTCTAGGTCCCTCGCCTACGATGACGGTAGGATGATCTACGTACCCGCGCTTACCTGGTGCATACTCGGCATTGAAGTGCTTGCCATCCTGCTCGCGCTCTACATCGATACGTCCGCCACTCTCGCGTCCGCTTGCCACACGGGAACCTACCGAAGAAGAACCGCTGGCGCTTCCGTTGAGGGTCATGCGCTTCACCTTCTGGCGCTCTGCATTTGCCACAACCAACTGAGCTGCACCCGTCACACCCATCAGGGCTGCAGCAACAGGTCCGGCAATAGGTCCCAAATCGGCGAGTGCCTTCATGATAGATACTGCAGTATTGGAGACAATCTGAGCCACTTGCATAGCAAAGTTTACGTCAGCATACTTTTTCTGTATCTTCAGTTTCTCGTTGGCTTTCTTCTTCTCCAGTTTCTCCTGGAGTGCCGTATTGCCCTCGGCAGCCTTGATCTCTGCATCATACTTGGCATCCACGTTCGCCATCTCGGCATTCTGCAGCGAAGTCACGGCATTACTGAAGAGGTTTGTATAGTACTGAGCCTGCTTCATGAAGGAATCTCTCTTCAGCTGCTGCACTTTCTCCTCATATTCCTGCTGAGTGATATACTGGTTGTCGAGTGCCTGCTTCAGTTGCAGCAGTTGCCGGTCGTACTCGCTCTGCTGGTCGAAACCGAGAGCCTGCCTTGCTTGTTTTTTCTTTTCATCCTGTTCGTCAAGCAGCTCGTTTTGCTTGGTCGTATACTCCTTCTTTATCTGAGCCTGCACATCTTTATATGCCTTCTCCAGCTGTGTAGTATCTTCCCCGTTCTGCTTGGCCATATTGAGCGCAGCCTGGTAATATCCCTTCAGAACTTCCAGTTTCTGGTCGCGTTGCTGTTCCAGGGTCAGTTCCTGCTGCGTCTCTCCTTGCTCCATCACCTTTGCCAGGGCGTCCAGGTAAGCCTGTTCTACTGCCACCTGCTGTTCGAAATGGGCCTGCTCAGCAGCCCGGAGGTTCGCCTGCTGTTTCTCCTGAAGTGATTTCTTCTTCTCTCCGTCCTTGATACCGATGTTCTGCGACTGCTCGCTATACGAGGTTTCGATGGCGAGGATGTTGGCGGTATGCTGGGTCTTCAGAGCCTGCATGGCGAGATCGTACTTCTCTTGAGATACCTGCTTCCGGGCGAGAGCCATGTTCCAGTTGTTCACGTCCTGCTGATAGTCCTGGTTGGCTGCATCGATATCTGTCTGTCGGTTTTCAGAAAATCTATTCGATGCGATATCATCGGGGTTAGGCTTGGATGTGGTATTTGTGGTTCCGGTATGACCACCTGCTCCGGTATGGCCTCCCGTTCCACCACCACCGCCGTTTCCTGTGCCTTTTTTAGGAGTCACAATACCGATATTCGCAATCTTGGAGTTCAGCTCGTCTATCTTTCCGTTTACGCGGTCTATCTGCTGCTCGGTATTGTTGAGCGCCTTCTTGGCATTCGTTTCCGTATCTGTGCCGAAGAACTTGGAGACACCTCTGATAAAACTATTCTGTGGATGAAGGATGTTGTCTGTTTTTGCATCATGATAAGTCTTATCCTGCTCGTCTCTCTTATCCTCAAGGTCGCTTTTCTGCTTATACAGGTCCTCAAGCTTATCCTTGTATGCCTTCAGTTTGATTTCCTTCTCCAGAGAAACGAGATAGTCATCAATGGCACTCTTGTTGTCCCTTGTCAGTCTGCCCTCTTCAGAGAGCAGGCCATTATAACCAGGAATAATCTTCTTGAGTTCATTGAGAGCCTCCTTACGGCGGTCCATGGAGATCTTCTCGTTGCGCATGGTTTCATTGAGCTGCTTCACCTTGGCGGTCTGCTCGTTCACCTGGGCATTCAGGTCTCGCTCCATGGTTTCCAGTTCCTTGGCCGAAGCTGCTGCCTCTTTCTGCTTTTTGTGCATATCCCATAACTTCAGGGAGAGAACCGTTACTCCCGCAGCAATCAGTCCGAAGACGCTTGCCTTCATCGTTGCATTCATGGCGGTCCAGGCATTCTTGGCAAGCGTCACCCTGCCCGTGAGCAGGTAGAAGCCCGCCTGCAGCAGTTTCAGAAGTCCGGTTCCGGTAGCGCAGATTACGTTCCATGCCTGCTGTGCTGCGGCAGCACCCTTGGTTACAACGATATTCGTCTTGATGGCGTTGCTGGTGGCAATCGCTACAACCGTGAAGGCTGTGAGCAGGATGCCGAGCGTCTTCACCACGCCCTGATGCTTTACGCACCAGGATATGAGACTGATGGTGTTCAGCTGCATATCTGCATAGGCATCATCCCATTGTTCCTTGAGCGGGAGGATTTCGTCTCCCAGAGCCTTCTGGGCGTTCTGCAGTTCTACCGTCTTCCGGGCTGCCCGGTCGGCTGCGCTGATATAGGTCTCTCCTGCCTCGGCAAGCTGGGTATCCACAATCTCTGCCACAGCCTTCATAAAGTCGCCCGTCTCCTTAGTCTTCTCTGAGATTTCTGCCGCAGAGATACCCAGGTTATCGAGGATTAGAGGAGATTTGCGACCGAGACCGGTCACGATGCTGTTGGTCATGTAGTCAACCGACTGGCCTGTCTGTTGTGCCTTCAGTTGGGCAAACTGCAAGTACTTACCGAGGTCTTCGAGTGGTATGCGGAAGTCTTTGGCTTGCACGGCTGCGGTCATCAACTGCACATCGTTGACTGTGTTCTTGGTTGCCTTGCGAAGATTCTCCAAGAGGTCAGGCTGATCCATATCCTTGAAAGCCTTGGTCACACCATCGGCGGTTTCTGCCATCTCCAAGCCACCATCAATAAGTTCTTTGACGGAATCTTTGAAACCTTGTGCGTAACTACCAAAGAGTTCTGCTGCCTTGGTCATCATGTTACCATATAGCATTCCGTTAGCTTGGTCGCTAGCCGCAAGTTCACCAAAACTTTTAGCGTTCTGTTTCAATTCAGCCATTCTACTGCTTACCTCTTGCAACTTTTGCTCCAATATATCATAAAGTTCTGGGTTGAGCGTTTTTGAGGTGTTTTCAAATTCCTTCTGCAAACTTTTCTGCTGCTTCTTCAATTGACTCATAGTCATATCAAGCACATTGAGTTTACTGGTCTGCTCGCCTATCTGAGAGGTAAGGTTGCGAATTTCCTTACCAGTCTCGGTATATTGCTTCTTGAGGTTCTTGTAGGTATCAGTCTCTTTCTTGCCAGCTGCCTCCAGCTGAATCATCTGGCTGAGTCGTGCCTTGTTCTCGGAGCGCAGCTTCTTGCTCTGCTGCTCCAGCCGGTATATTTCCTTTTGGGCTGCTGCCGCCTTCACATCGACGGTGTAGCGAATTTCGTCTTCCGTTAAATGTTTACTTGCCATAACTTATGATTTTTGAGGGTTGAGTGACTTTTCCAGTTCCTGACGGATGCCTTGGCGTATCTCATCCGTGAAGCCATAACGGAGCTTAGGGAACGTCTCGTGATAGAGCACGCCCCATACCACACGGTTGTAGAGTGCAAGGTTCCTGCGCTTGAACTTGCTGATGCGGTCGTTGCGCTGGCGGTATTGCATATCGAGGAAACGGAGATAAGGAAGGATTCGCACGAAGATGGTGCGGTTCTCGCCCGAAATCTGGCTGTCGAACGAGTGTGCGGAAAGCGTGGTGAGAAGTCTTCCGGTACGGCGCTGGAAGTTGCTGCGCACCACGTTCTCCTGTGTGGAGTATATCTTCAGGATACCTTCCTGAAGAGTCTCGTGAACAAATTTCTTTTTAACAAGACTGTCTGTTACCATATTCTTTATACATTACTAATTAGCAATGCAAATATAATAACAGGCGAGTATATGGCAAAGGACTAGTACCTGAAGAACTTTACGTATATAAGTATTCCAAACAAAGGAGTAAATATGGTACATAAAGTCAGATAAACAAGCCATTTTGCAAACATCCTCGAGCCGACAACAAACGGTCCAAGAACAAGCGCAATCACGAACGACACGAACTGCACGAAGCCAAAGAAAGTATCTAACATAATCTATATATTTTAATGTGTTACTAATTCTCGGGTGCAAAGATACACCACTTTTTCTGAAAAACCAAATTTATGCTCCAGAAAAAATGGCCACCCTCACGGGCAGCCATCCTTAGTTAGAGAATTGACTAAATTAAATTATTTGTCACTTTATTACATGATAGACTAGAAAACTACTTTTTTCGTTCCACAGCACTTCGACCAGTTTCTCGAACATCTCCTTGAGCTGTTCATCGGTAATGCTAGAGATGTACATGCCGTTCATGCTGAGCATGTGTTCACGTGCCGGCTTGCCGGCAACCATCACTTCGCACTCCTCAAAGATAGGGTGCTTTCTTTCTTCCTCCACGTTGGCCGCAACCTTAGCTGCAGCATTTTTATTCTGATTTTCCATAATTTACTAGTTTAATTATTATTGTTACTGATTGGCTTGCTCTCTGGAGACCCTTATCCGTTGTTCATGGATTTCCACTTGGCTAGAGTCATGTTGTATGGCTTAACCTCTTTAGCTCCATATTGAAGAGTATAGTAGCGATGATTATACCATCGGATAATTGTCTGCTTGTGTGGCGCATCATCAAAGAATACGGCTGATACAACAACATTGTTGTCTCCCTGAAATTTAATTTCCACCTTATGGGCATTCATTCTTCTGCCTGAAGTAGCAAAGAACTGGCAAGACTTAATCTCCTTGGCTGTCAGCTTGGCGATGAGCCTTCTTCTGCTTCTATCGTTCTTCATCGCTCATTTCTCCTTTCTTGTCTTTGGTCCAGGCTGGGTGCAGGAGTCCTTCGGTACCTTGCGAGAGTGCCCCCCCAGAATTTCTATAGCGCTCGAAGATGTTGTGGCGAATGGACTGAATTTGCTCGTTGACGGCAGCCCAGCGGTTCTTGGCTTCTGCCTTGCCCTCGTTGTGGGTTCGCCCGGCCTCGTTGCGCTCTTTCTTCAACTCTCTGAGGAACAGTTCATACTCCTCCTTGGCCTTCTCGAACTTTTCGCGGGCTTCACGGAGTTCATAGTTCGCCTGGTGCTCCTTCTCCAGTATGGTGTCCATGGTGTTATCATACTCCTGCTGAAGGTCGGCAATCTCGGTGGCGTAGGCTATTCTCGCCTTCGAGAGTTCAAATGTGTTGGCTGCAAGAAGGGTGTGGAAACCCTCTGTTGTGAGCGGCTTATCCTGCGTGCCTGTATTACCTGATGTTAAGTTCTGCGCTGTCTGAGTAGCGGTATTCTGTTCCTGATTATTATTATTCTCCATAATCATCAATTTAAATTAAGTTGTACATAAACATTTGTGTTAAAATTCTCGGTGCAAAGGTACGAAATCTTTGCTGTGTGTCAAAGGACAAACATATGAGTGATGTCTGGCTATTTTTCACTCATTTCTTCTATCGGGCGCCAATATACCGCGAAGGTGTTGCACTCCATGAAACAGTCGGCATCGCTGCCCTCAGTCCAGATGAAAGGAATGCCGCCATCATAGCGCAGCCCGTCGGCAAGAATTACGCTCTCACGGTGGTCATCGGGCGTGCGGGGATCGTAGAACCTTACCTTGGCTCCCTTCTTGAAACCGTCTGCCACCTTCAGAAACTCCCTCGACTTGAAGATGTACATTTTGTTCTTGGATATCACGAACTGCAGCAGACCGCTATGCGTCATGTGGCATAACATCTTGCTCAGCTCCAGACCATCCTTGTGAGAGACTGTTTGATTGCTATCGATTCCGATACGGGTAATCGTGGTGTCGGGATAGAACATCTTGTATTCTGCCAGACGTTCCTCAACGGCTGATTTCTTTTTCTTAGCCATAGCTACATCACCTCCCCTCCCATAATGAAGCCACCTAATACAGCTACTGCCATGAAGGCGAAGAAACCTGCCATGGTCATAGCTACTTCGCCATACGTAACCGCCTCCTCGCAAAGGTAGGAGAAGGTCTCGCTCTTGGTCTTGGCGAGCTTCCTGATTTCACACTTGAGGGCCTTCATGCCCTCCTCTACGCTGATGCCTGCAGGGCGTACCTGAGCATCACTAATTAAAATAGAATTCTGCATATTGCATCATCTGTTAAGCATTAACAGCCGATTACACAAAAGGGTGGCGGCTGCATTCCCCGTTGCTTAACAGATGATGACTTATCCGGAAGGACTTATCAAATCTACGGTTCATGCAGCCGCCATTTATTGTGAGAATTATTTCTCCAGTTAGGAAAATATATTTTCCCAGTTAGGAAAAATATTTTTCCCGATTAGGCATAAAAAAAGCCTGCGGCTAGAAGCCATAGGCGAAACGGTCGCCCTGCCGGATTGTCTACAATCATCTGTTAAGCGTTGGCAAAGGTAAGAAGAAAATCCGGAACCGCCAAATAAAAATCGGGAAATTTTCACACGATGAGAATAATTAACACTTAAATATGCTGTAGAGCATAAAAATGAGGGGTTTGGGGAATGAAAAAGCCCCGATGCGCTGCTGCACCGGGGCTGATGTGTGAATAGATAACCCTATGCTAACTGCAAAGAGCTAATGCGTTGTCCAATCTCCTGGACGGCACGATTGAAAATATCTTTCTGCTCGGAATTGAGCGTATAAGCATGACCACGAACCTCTGAGCCATTGAGACGCTGAGAGAGCCATGCAGCGCTTTTACCGAAGTATTTCTGTGCGATGTATCTTAGTGGAAGCAATTTATAATCTGCCTCTGCAAGCTGCTCACGCAAAGTGGCAACCTCCAGCTTCAGGTTTGCTACTCTATCTACAACCACCTCACTAATATATTTCTTATCCTCCTCCGTAGCATTTGCGCTGAGATAGCGATGAATCTCGTCTCTGCGCTCTTTGCTCTTGACATCCTGATTGCCAGCCAATGCCATGTACTCTGCCATTAATTCTTTAATATTCTCCATATTCTTATATTTATATTGTTTAAAGAACCTCCCCCTTAGGGGAGGACTTTTTAGTTTTTTCTTTGCTTGTAGAGCTTAGAAAGGTCTGCGAGTCTCAAATCAATCTGTCTCTCGTAATCGAAGACCAAGTCTTTCAGTTCGAGAAGGGCCTTGATTTCGTCTTCCTTTCTTTTAATTTCTTGCTCTAGCTCTTTTTGTGTCATACGCTTAAAATTAAATTGTTAAACATCTAGTTATCTATTCACGATGCAAAGATACATAAAATTCTTTTAATGACCAAATAAAATATAAACTTTCTTTTATGTTTAACTCATTTTTAACATCTTGATACGGGAAATAAGCGGAAAAAGCGTATCTTTGCAGAAAAGAAATGTTTCACCTATTAATATATATAAGGTATGGAAAAGATAATAAGCAATAAGGCTGCATCCTTTGCCAGCATGGAGCTTGCCAGATATGCGCTGGAACGGGCAGACCAGAGAGCCAGCAGCATCCTGGAGCAGTATCGCAAGTCAACAGACCGCAACTATACGCTGGCAGGCTTCATCATGACGGTATTCATGGCACTCACGGCTTTCCTTGCCACGGAAAAGATGACCCTGATGCTGATGGCTATCACACTCCCTTTGTGGATAGGAACCGGAACGGCACTACTCATCCTGTTCTGTAAAGTGATGTGGGTACACGACTTTATGGCGCTGGGAGATGATGCAGCCACGATGCTGAGAGATGACCTGGTAGACGTGGCCATGGACAAAGGATTGCAGGATGAAGGAAAGGCAAACGATGAGTACCTGCACCATCTCGTGATATCATCCATCAGGCGCACTCATAACGCCACAGAGTATAACCGCGCCTGCCTTAACAGAAGGAACAGCCACGTAAAACGAGCGATGACCGCAATCATCGCCTCGGTAATAGTGAGTGCAACGACTACGGTCATCATGCTGACCTTATCTTCTCTTGGGATTATTCCCGTGGCTTGAAGTGTCCGGATAACTGTTCGGATCCTCTGGCCAACCATCCTCATTGTAGTTTGGTTTCATAATCAATAAAAAGGGCCCGTGCATCCGGAGAGCAGTCCTTCAGCACGAGCCACACAGCTGTATTTCTTTTCACTTGTTATGTACAAACTCTGCTCAATCTGCACGCAACCTTAGTTCAATGTCATCATTACGCCTGCAAAGATAGCACTTTTCTTCGAAACCATCAAACATTTTACTGATTATTTTCAGAAAATAGCAAGAAAAGGCCCCGATGCATTGCTGCACCGGGGCTGATATGTTATTGTTCGCCTTTCTGATAAATTGGAGGAATCTTATTCAATACGAATACCACAGCAAGACCGATAACGGTGGTTACGCCTATAATGCCGGCCACGGTATCATGGCCATTCATGGCAAGGCTATAGGATATGGATCCGAAGAAGAGGATGAGTATGGTGGCAAGAACCTGCCCCAGCGTGCTCTGGAAAAACTTCTTCTTCACAATGGTCTTCTCCATATCGATGCGATGATCTACCTGCTTCTCGGTTATCGACATGATGCGGTCGGTGGAACCCTTCAGCGTCTGCTCGTATGCCTTGAAATCTTCGGGCGAAGGAAGAGGTCCGCTGTACGACCGTTCCTCGATGGCGAGCATCGTAGAAACAATCACTTTTCGCTTGTCTTCCGGAAGTTCCTCCAGAATATCGTTGATATTGGCAGGAATCATCTCCCCGCTACGATCTTTCTTATCTGACATAAACCGACTTCTGCTTTAAGTTCATAACCTTTCTCATATCATTGCCGATGGTCTCCCAGTCCTTTCTCAGATCTGAAGCATTATCGCCCTTCAGGTAATCGTTGAACAGGCTGTTGTCTCCGCCCAGTCTTCCCAGGCTAAGCAACCCTTCCAGTAAATTATTAAGTATTCTCATATCTTTCTTATTTTTGAGTGTCCACGTTCTGTTACTAATTCTCACGGTGCAAATATACTATTATTTTCTGAACAGAACAAACGAAAGCGGGTATTTAACACAAAAAACTTGAAAATGGGAATGAAAAGCCCCGATGCGTTGCTGCACCGGGGCTGATGCGCCACAAGGCTATGGCGACTTCTGTCTTATGGGGAACGATGGCCCCAGCCTCATTATATCCTGTCCGCAGCCGCACGCAAGCGATTGGAAACATCGCAAAGTGCCCCGCGGAGCATAACCTTCTCTTCTTCGGTGAAACCACCTACACCACCATTTCCGTCAATACCATCGAGCTTATGATAAAGCCATGATGCCGATTTCCCGAAATAGGTATGTGCTATCTCGCGCCATGATACCGTCATCTGGATATCCTGTATGCGCTGCTTTACTGTGCTGTCCTTAGCCTGTTTCATTGTTACTTCCATAATCTTATGCTTTTTAATGCCCTCCCCGAAGGGAAGGCTGTTGTTAATACTTGGTGTAATACTCTGGTGGCTCAATCATCTCATCAAACAGCTGCTGAGCGTACCATAATAACTGTGGATTACCTCTAGGGTATGACTTTCGGAAATTTCTGATAGCTTCTATCAGTTCTTCCTCTTTTTCTGTTACTAAAATCTTCTTCATATCGTTTTATTTTAAGACTCTGCAAAGATACTACTATTTTTCGTAGTAGCCAAATATTTTATACGAAAAATCGTAGTATTAACTATGTTTAAGCTTTCTGTATGTGAAAAGGTAGAAAATGAGCGGGAAAAAGCCCCGATGCATCTCGCACCGGGGCTTCCTGATAATTTTGATAACTTTATAAACTTGGAAAACCGTACTCTACAACAAGAACGATAGATTTCCATATGAGAATTAGAACACACGCTTGTGCAATGTTAGAAGATCATAACTGTAACTAATAATCATGAGTATAAAAAAGATACATCTAATATAAAATTCAGCCTAACTATACATACCTATAAACACTTAAACTATTTCTTAAACATGATAATCCTGGGATAAGAGAGCCGGGAGTGCGGGTTCTGACCCACCACCTCCATTCGCACACCCTTGGTCCCATAGCGAAAGAAGAGGAACTTCTTCGGCACACGATGAACAATCATCTGGAGGGTGTCGCGACTCTCGATATGCACCTGCATGCTGTCGCCCTCGATAGCGCCCCGCAGGGTTATCCATGGATCACTCCAGGAAACCGTCTGCGAGACGTCGGGCGGTCGGTAGGAACCGGAAAGAAGCCGACTGCATGTATCGTGAGGAACCGGCCGGATGGCTGCCTTCACGTCTACCTGGGTGGTGGTAGAGGTTGTAGCTGCCGCCATGATCCGGCTGTTCTTTATCTTGAGTTCCTTCCTGTTAACGGCAAGGAGAGAGTCGGGGGTACGCTTTAGGTCAGACGTCTTCAACGTGATGGCTGACACGGAAGCTCTTGGCCTGCCTGACTGTGTTCGGCCTATCTCTACCCTGCCGTTGTGAAGGAGGATATCCTGATTCTCTTTCGTGCGCTCCGCTTCGCCCCTGAGGTCGTGACACTCCTTGAATGCCACAACCAGAGCGAGCGGAATCAGCACTAGAACAATAACCTTAATAAAACCTATAAACCTATTCACAACTTACAACAAATAACAACAAAACACTTAAAACTTATACACACTTCCGCTGGATCGTCTTGATAATCGAGGTAATGGTGGTGAGGTACGTAGGATCTGTAGCGTACTTGCACCCTACCCCGTCGCATATCTTCTGGGCAAACTTGAACGGGTCCTTACGGTATGGCCAGGCATCCTTATAGCCCGGCTTCTGGAAGAGACGTTCATGTTCCTTCAGACAGTCGCCTATAGAGTCGAAATCCTTGAAGGCACGCATCACGGTATAATACCAGAGATTTTTGCCGGCAACCTTGCACACGGAGACGATGCGGTCTGGCTCCTTGAACTTCTGTTTAGGAGTCTTGAAATATTCGTGAGTCTTCACCATGACGATATCCCCGTCCCACTGGCTGCCCTTGGTAATACCGAAGAGGTTAGCCTTACCGATAACCCTTGCGCCCCATCCTGTCTCGAGCATCGCCTGGGCAGTAACGAAGGCAGGATCTATTTCTGTTTTTGCCTCCACGGCCGCAGCATACACCTGACGGGCGAAGGCTAATTGAGTTTTACTTGCCATACCTTTATATATATTATAATAATGTATACCTAATTATGCATCATCGGGTGCATCTTTTTCTGAAAAATTGATAGGCCCGCCGCCGATGTAGTCTCCCTTGTCGTTGAAGTCCTTCATGTGCTTTACGAAGTTCCTCGGAAATATCGGATATATCGCCTGTATGTTTTCTATAATGGAGAATACCTCTCGTACCATCATAAACACGCAGATATAGGTTCCTATCCATTGCATCGCGCCGACGGTAGAGCCCTCTACGGTGGCATGACTTGCAAAATTACTCAGGATCATCAGGAAGATGTAGATTACAATCTTCTTTGAAAACCTGGAGAAGAAGGATTCGCTAGACGCATCCTTGTGGATAAGATGTTTCCACACACCCAGGAAGGTATCGATAGAGACGGCTATCGCTATCCACTTGGCGAACTCCCAGTCCTGATACACATACTGGAACCCTTCCGACACGGCCGTCAGAGGGAGCGAGGTGATTGCTATCATCGGTATATTTCGTTTATATTGTTTCATAACATTTCGGCCTTATGTTTTTTAGACATTGCAAAATTACGCAAATATCCCGGAACCGCAAAGGACGCTAGCGTGCCATATCTCGCGACATCCGGTGAACATCGAGGATATCTGCACCTGTGGCAGATAGCATGAGGGTCCAGCCGTAGCTCTGGAGTTCTGCAGATACGAACGGAATAATCTCGCAGGTAGTAATACTCTCCCGGTCCATCCAGTAGAGTCCTTCTGTCTCCACATCTGCCAAAATACGGGCATGGACCTTCGAAAGCATCTGAAGGGTGCGGTCGTTGGCTATGACCCGTTCGAGCATATCGGCATGGGCAGGCAACTTTATGGCTACAGTTACGGCTATGCGCTGGGTACATTGGAAACTCCGGCGCCCATCGCTCTGCATATCCACTTCTCCGTAATCTACGAACAGGAAGGAACCGGTAAGCTTATCGATGCGTTGCTTCAGTTCGTCGAACGACTGGCCATAAACGTAGTTTTCTATCTCCGGGACCAGTTCTTTCTCGGGCAGGTTCCTGATTGCCTTGAGCACGGTAGCATATTCTTCCATACTACTCTCGCCCTTGTTGGCAATACCCTTCGTAACTCCTGCAGAAGCAGGAAACTTGGCAAAATATTCGAATAAATCCAATAACATAGGCTTTTATAATTTTGTCGCAGAGAGGTTGTTCCCTGCCTCAGTTATATAATCTTTTTAACTATCTCAAGAGGTAGCCCTACCTCGTCTGCTATCTTGGCCAACTCCATACCGGTAGCCTTGAGACTCTTTACTCCCTCGATGGTTTTCTTCCTGAGAATGCGGAGATAGGTAAGCACGTTCAGCTGTTCTACCTGACGGGCATTACCCAGTCCATCCTTGGAGAGATCGTAGAGCGCATCGGTTGCATCGGTAGTAATACTGCTGCCTTCCTTCGGTATGAACTTGGTGAGCAGGGAAAATTCAGTCTTCGAGAAGAGGAAATTATTTACTGCAGTAAAGTTCAAGGCTATCGCCCGGAGCGTATTGGCAGGCAGTTTCTTGAACTTCAGAGCGAGTTTCTGCGCCTCTTCCGAGGAATATACTTTCTTGTCGAAGTAGAGTATCGCAGCCAGCAGAGGAAGACTTTCCTCGCCCATATCGAGCAGCTGGCGCGCCTCTATATACTGAAGGGCCGTGAGCGAACAGGTGAGCGACTGGAAGTCTGTATTGACCTCGTAACCATAATAGGCTTTCTTGTCGATAAAGATAATCGGCAACTGCTGCCGGCAGAAACAGAGATCGAGCACGAACTTATCATCTTTCTCCTGGAAGATGAAGGTTAACTGGCTGGCTATAGACATGAAGTTCTCCAGAGTTCGCTCATCACGCTTAATCTTGTTCAGGTTCCATCCCTTCATGTAGCAGAGGAACAGACATTTCACAGCACCTGGGGAAAACTGCCCACTCTCCATAAGAGAAAGCAGCTCCACCAGCTTCAGATATTGGTCAGAAGTGAGTAGTTCCCATGAATTCGGGATTTCATGCTCTATTCCGTTGGCTCTTACGGTTATCGTCTTTTTCATAAGCTTATGGCATTAAATACATATTGTCGTCCGGACGGTTCTCGGCAGAGAAGGAAAGGAAATCGTTTCCTTCCTGAGCATCGAGGAGCATATCCACATTATGCAGCAGATCTTCCACCTCCCCGTCTAGCTGGGTGGCAAGCTGGAGCGCACGGCTTGCCTCGTCGCTGCCTGAGCGGGTGGCGGTATTGTCATCGAAGAGGTTGCGGATGGTGGCAGGGAACTCCAGAATATCGAAGCGTCTGAGAGCCTTTGCCACGGTCTTCTTCACCAGGGCACGCTTGAGCATAGGCAGCGCCTTTTGGGCAAACTCGGCAAACGTCTGGTCTTCTCCTCCCTGTTCGAGACGGTCGAAGTAGGCGCCTATGCTTTCGTCGAGCACTTCCTTCTGGAGAGGAACGCAGCGGAAAAAGAAGAGATACGAGAGGTCGATAGGGTAAATTTCATCGAATTCATCGGCAGTAACTACCTTCAGTTTGCTGAGCATCTTGTAGTAATTGGTCTTGCGCCAGTCTTCCATGGCGAGACGGATATCTTCAGGATCATCGGCACTTATCTCTTCAGTAAGTTCGGAAATCAACGAATCCATCGCATTAAAGTAGTTCTCCATATAGGAGCGCTTCATGCCTTCCATCTCGTACTTGTAGAGATTAATATCGTTCTTCCTGCGGTTTACTGCATCGAAGATAATCTGAGTCGCTAGCGTAAGGTTCGCCATGGCAGCACGGAGAAAATCCTTGATGCCACTCTCTTCTTCCTCGATGCTCACAATATCGGAGAACGTATTGTTGCCGATGATGGCAACAATACGTTTGCGCGCAGCTACGGCAGAACCCTGAAGGCTGTCGAAGTCGGCGCTTGTATCTGCACCAGGTGCGCAGTTGCAGAACTGCGCATAACTGGCGAAGAGTTGATTGAGTTGAAATTTCTTGTTCATGACTGCTGTTGGTTAAGTCGTTGGGATGGTGTTATATCTTCCTGCCGTTGCGGAACCTCGCGGTAGAACCCTAGCCTGCAGCCCTGCTTGTAGAGTTCCGGGAAGTTCATGCGCAACGCCCAGTTGAGCGGTTCTGCGCAGACTTCGTCCTCTGAGGTGAGCGACATGATGTAGATGAGATAATTATAATAGGTATCACTTCCACTCTTCGAGATGACTCCATCTTTATCTACTGCAGATATGGCTGCATCGAGACCTACCGAAGACAGGAGGGCTTGCTCGGTACGCTTGTCGTAGGACATGAGCGCCTCGATATATTCCTTATACTTGAGATCAATAGTCTCCACCTTCCACGACTGCTCGTGTCCCTGGGCATCCATGAAGGAGATCGAAGAGAAACCTTTGCCCTGGTTGTCTGCTCCCGAGAGATAGGAACTGAACTTGCGTACCTCGTCACGAACATACCGTACCATGCACGACTCCTTGAAGTCTGTACCGATATCGATACCGTTATACTTCAGCAGTTCCATGCCCTTCGCCTTGCGTCGCTTATTTTCCTCGCAGAGCTTGGTCATCTGGGTGCGCTTGCTCTGGATCCAGGCATTAGGAATAATGACATGCACCTTTGCAGCCAGCGAGTTTTTCAGAAAACTGTTAATGTATCGGGCTGTCTTGTTGCTACCTTGAATGTACGGGCGAGCTCCCTGATGCGTCTCGTTTGCGCCGTAGAATTCGTCTACTGATTTCTCTCTGTGATGAGAGATCGCAGCATACCGGTAGTTGTCAACTTCGTTAAAGCTGAACTTCGGATAAACCGAGTAACTCGATAAGCCATAGGAGAATCGCCCTACTACAACCTGTTTGAAGTCTCCGTACGAAATCAATTCTGAAGCAACATCCTGGCGGGTAGTTGCCAATCTGCAGTAACGGTTCTCCATCGCCTCAAGCGCAGCCACCGGCTTACCCATACCTATCATCTTGCCTCGGGTGAAGCGCCACTTCACGAAGAAGTCGCCAAAGTAATAGAAGTTTTTGATACACGTCTTACAGAACTCCTCGACTGAAGGAATGCCACGGGAACTCCAGGAGTCGAGCCATTCTATCACTTCAGGCTGCTCCTCGTACTTACGTACCAGCTTGCCATCCTCGATAGCCTGCTTGTATACGGCGAGTCCATGGCCATAGAGCATCTTGATCTCCTTGGAATAGAGACGAGGGAGCAGTCGGTTCTCCTTGATCTCCTTGGTCACTTCGTCACATTGCTGGTTGTTGTAGCCACGCATCAACACCTGATATCCCTGTATGCCAAGATAGTGGTGCTGCTGCATCCAGAACGTACCACCGAATGGAGACTCCAGGAGTGGCGACTGGAAGAGCTGGTCTGCACCAAAGATGGAGTCGCCTTCGCCTAGCTGGAAGGTGAAGGTATTGCCATCGGCAAGGTAGATGCCGGCGTTGCCATACATATCAATTTCGTATTCTTTCATAACCAATTATAACCAATTTATTTTGTGAAGTTTAAATCCGTCTTGAGGGAACCCCATGTACCTGATGAGAATCCGGTAGCACATCTTTGGCTCTTCATCTTCGTCTGTAAAGAGAAGGTAGTTCTCTCCATCGATGGCGAACCGCTCCTTCGGCAACTGAGTGCGGTACTTGCAATGGTGTCGCACCTGAAGCTTTGCGCTCGCCTCACCTCTCGCCCTGGAGTAAGGAAAGAAAACCAGGGTAAACTCCCCATCGGGAAGCTTACTGATTTCTCTGGCCCACTGGAGTGCCGTGATGCCATCCATGATGATGTTCTTACTTGTCTTGCTCATAATGATGCGAAGATAGCGAAAATTTATCGCCCTGCAAAAGACCGGCTGCACCTGTTCCCCGTCATATTTCCGAGAAACGTAAGGCCTGCACCTCTCTTTCCTTTCCCAGCGGTGCGTGCACGTTTGGATGAGGTGTTTTTGGGAGTTTTTCTCCCAGCCGGTCCGCTTGAGCTGATTATCAGCATTTTAGCATTTATGCCCTTTCATTTTCCGTAAATTATTGATATGCCCATGAAAATTATTACTGCAGAAATGCAGCATCATTCCGCGTTTATATCTCGAAATTGTCCGGTAAATCGGTAGGATATGTACTTAATTCCGCCTTCACGGCATCAGAATAAAGGCCGTAAAGTAGGTAAATCATCGCAGAAGGCAGCTGCGTGGTAAGTCCTGCCTGATTCTTCAGTTGTTGTTTCTTCTCTGAACTCTTATCCAGTTCTATCTTCCCGTCCGTTTTCTTCAGAGGGGATATCATGATGGCAGAGCAGAGGTTCTTGCACTCATTCTCATCGATACGGATGACAGGCAGAAGCGGACTGCGCTCGCCGAAGAGCATCTGGCAGAGCTTGAACTGCTGCCAATGGTAGATGGTAGGCGCATCCTCGTTATAGAGTATCACCATGAAGCCATACGACTCCATGGCTGCCTTCAGGTTGAGTGAGTCGGTAGTTATCTGTTCCCGTTCCTCCCTGCGTTTATTGCCGGCTCGGTCTGGATAGAGATAGATGGTCTTATTTACGGCCGCAGATCCGAAGAACTGGTGCACCTCTGCCACGAGGTCGTTGTAATCTTTAGGCAGGAAGGCAAAGAACTCCTTAATAATATCGAGACGCCTACCGTAGTCTTTCTTCTGAGCAACGATAAGCGACTGGAAGTTGCCAGGGTCGTATCCCATGTAGAGCGGTTCATGAGGGTCGTAATGTAGAAGATACTCTGCCGTAAGGATAAACCTATCCTTCAGATTCAGGCGAAGAATGGACTCATACTTATAGCTATCCTTGAACTGATGCTTTGCGTGATCGTAGTTAATGAAGAACTTATTGGTTACCTCCTTGTGGCGGATGGCGCAGATAGCCGTTAGGAATTCGTCTATATCGAGAGTGTCCAACTGGGTTTTGAAGAACTTTGGCCCGAGGATATCCTTGTTACAGAAAGAAGATGCGCGGATATAGTAGATGGCATTACGCCTCATATCTGCCAGACGAGGTTTCCATCTCGCCACGAAGGCATTGAGCTTAACAGACTCAAGACGCATCTTCTCAAGGAGGACAGGGTCTTTTGAGTCTCGTTCCTGCTGCTTGAGCACAAACAGGCGGTAGAGACTTCTGTTAACTTCCAGGGCAACGGTTGCAATCTCCTCGATAAGTTTCGGGTTCACCTTCTTTTCATAGTCCTCAAACCAGTCATCTTCGCCGAGGTCGACGCGAGCCGTATCACTCACACCCGTAACACCTTCATAATAAGCAGAACAGCGCACATTTGCTGGACCTCCACGTAAGGATGGGAACAGTCGGGTTTTGAGTTTTTCTCCACTATTATGTTTCATCTCCTCCACGAAGGCGTGCACGGCGTTTCTACCTGCCACGGATTCCGGCTGGTCGCTTGATACGAGCTGAAGATGAGCGCCATTGCGGAAGATCACGCTATGCTTAGCATACGCTATCGGATATCGGGGTTTCCGGAAGTGGGAAGGCAGCGTGCTCTCTCCTACTACATAATCAATACCATATTCCAGCATGGACCTCTGTTGTCCGTTCACTACTACCTGACGCGAGAAATATGCCTGTATGTTTGGCCAGACGTTGGTCATCAGCGCCACATACGTCTTGTGCACCAGGAAAGAAAGCTCTCCCGGCATATCGTTGGCAACTCGTATCAGGCGAGGACCTGTCACACCTTCGGTCTTACCACCGGCACGGGCAACCTCGGCAAAAAGCATATTGGGGTCGATGATGTTGGCAAGCAGCTGCATGTTGTTCATGTAGTAATGCTCGAATTCACCGAGGGTATTATCATTCAAAATCAGTTGGCTCATCGCTTAGATCCTCCACTATTTCCGCTTCCTGAATGTCAGCATCACGAAGCAATCGTTTCTTTTCTGAACTCTCGATAGGCAAACCATCGATGAGAGATATATAAAAACCGCGGTTGTACTTGCCGGCGATTTCCTTGAGGTTCTTTTTCTGAAAACCTAGCTCTTCTGGGGTAACCTCTGGAGTAATGAGGAACACAACTCCGAGATCTCTATCTGCCTCTGCCTGCTCAGACGCACGTCTGCGGCATTCCAGAGCCTGGTCCATGCAGGCCTTCTGCATCTTATAGTCTCGTTTGGCAGAGCAGAGCTTGGCAAGGTCCTCGTACTTGTTGGCAAAATCATTCTCCCAGACTTTTATGGCCACATTGCAATCTACATTAAAGTAAGATATTGCCTGATTGATGCGTGTCATGCAGGTGCGCACATCGAGGGTTATCTTTTGCAGCGAAGCAATGCGCTGCTTGAGCTGCCTGGCGCCACGGGTAATATTACGTTCATACTCGTAGATTTCGGCAGCCCATTGCAGTTGCTTCAGAAAGGTCTGCACGTCCTCTGGAATGCCTTTACCCTCACCTGTAGTCAGGAAGGTTGTAATGAGGTCCGGATGAACGCTCTCCAGTTTTTCTATCTCGCTTTTCATACGCCAAACAACTTCTTTCTAAGTTTCAGTTCTTCGCGATCCTGCATCCGCTCATTCAACAGTTTGATGGCATCGAGGTCGCCGTTTGCTGCCAACTCGGCTATCTTTTCGTCTGCCTCAAGTTGAGCCTGCTCTAGTACACCTCCGTTCTTCACAATCGAGACGCAGGTTTCCGCAATCTTCTTTAATTCCGTCTTATCCATCTTATCTATCTGATTTGTCTGATTTGTCACTATACTGCTCCATCACCATCTTGAACATACGTTCACGTTCCTGATGACGCTGGAGGTTCTCACGGTCGCTGGCACGTTTATCCTTGCGATCATCTCTTTTAATGTAGCTCTTATAGCGCTTGATATTGTCGAGAACGTTCTTGTGCTTGTGAAGAAACTCGGCTGGATCCTTTTTGAAGAGCTTCACGAGTTCATTGAATTCAGACTTGCCCCTCAGCAATGGATGCTTATACAGAAACTTGCCGGTATCGTTGTACGCCTTCAGTTCGTCGAATGCCTGAAGGTTACGGATGCGGAGTTCCGCCATGGCAGCCACATCGTTCGCCTTTGGTTTCTTATCAAGGAGTTCGTCGAGTTTCTTCATCTTACGCCAGGTGTTGATGCGGTCGTTATAAATGACGGTCGCCATCTGCACGTCCTCGTTATAGAGGTTATCCCAGTCGATGTTAGGATATTCCTCTTCCTTTTGAACTACTTTTTTTTTGAGTCCTCGCCAGGGTCGGCAGTATCAGATTGTTCAGATTCCTGTTGATTTTCACCTTCAGGAGTCTCTTCTTCGGTTGAAGTATTGCTTGAACCATCATCAGGTATCTGCTCTTCTTCGGTTGAAGTATTGCTTGAACCATCATCAGGTATCTGCTCTTCTCCAGCTGAAGTATTACTTGAACCATCTTCCGGCCCATGCTCTTCTCCAGCTGAAGTATTACTTGAACCATCTTCCGGTCCCTGCTCTTCTCCAGTTGAAGTATTACTTGAACCGCCTTCCGGTCCCTGCCCATCATCGGCTGGGGTATCGTCAACATTTTCATTCAACTTCTCGAAATAGATTCGATGATCTACGATATCCGCTTCATCGCACTCATCCAAAAGGGCGTAGAGTATTTCGTCTGCATACCGTTTCGGATCACGGGCAAAACGAGTAAGTTTAGGATGGCGAGGGTTTACGTCCTCCAGGAGAGCAAGGTCGGCTTCAGCGTGCCCGGCTCCTCTGAGTTTATTGAATAATTGCAATTTTTCTCTTCTACTAATCATACCTTATATATATTATAAAAGGTGCGCCACCTCTTGTGGCGACACACCTTAAAATTAACTAATAAACTAAATAAAATGAGAAACGCTAAGAAATTGCTGACTTACCAGTTGAAGAACCTGAAGCCGTATTCTGCTTTGTGCCAGGAGCCGTCTCTGAATGAGCGGCAGCCTCGGCAGCTGTCACACCAAGAGGATCCTCAGCATACAGGCAAGGAAGGTCTACAGATGTACGCTTAAAGGTGAAGGTGGTGTATCGGCCATCCTTATCATCCTTAGTCTCCGTATTATTGAGAATCATAGGGCGCTCAGGTTCGCCGACGATATACCATTGCGTATCCTTTACATGCTTGTAAAGAATAATAAACTTACCGCCGGCAAATTCTTCGATGAAGTTATAGAGATCCACGCGAGTTCCACCCATGATGATTACCAGGTTATTCTCGCCGGATGTCGTAATATCTCCCTTCTCTGTCGTAGCCGTAAATGTAGGAATATCGTGCGCATCGAAGAGATAAGCCTTCAGGGTGTCAGCGGCAGCCGTCTTAAACGGAATTGCCTTGACCATGCGGTCTTTATCCGGCTGAGGAAAGGCCTTCGACAAGTCAATTAAAGTTGTAGGGACCAATACCACCTGGTAAGCGATCGCAGAACCATGGGTATCTCGGTCTGTCACATCATCGATAGACGTCAGCGCAACGAATGAAGCCATGGAGATTCCTGTGCCACCGATACCGAAGGTAGATGTAGGATCAGCTAACGTCTGCAGAAGTGAAACGATGCCGAGCAGCATAATGAGCGTCATGAAGAGAAGACGGCCCTTATGCTGGGCATAATGATAACCCTTGTTAGGGTTATAAGTACGAGAACGTACTGGAATATTGTTTTTCTTCATAATTTTTTCTGAAAATGTAGGCGAGGTACGCCGTACCTCACCTACGAGTTAACAATATATATAATAAGGACTAACGGCCACCAGGAACATTAGGCTGAACAGCCTTGTTAATGGTTCGCTTGCCACCTACGCGACGTTCGAGCTCACGGAACTTCTCGTCCTTACCGAGAATAACCATGATGTAGTCGCCAGCCTGGCTAGGAGTCCATGCTGCGGTAATGTTTGCAAACTTGCCGCTCTTGTCGATGGTAAGCTGGTGTTTGGCATCATCCTCACCAATCTCGATACAGTAAGCTACGCCAGCCTTCGCATTCGTGATATCCTCGATAGCGGTTGCTGTAGTAGCAGCATCTGTAATCTGCCAGAAGCCGTTTGCACCGTTGATCTCTGCACCAATAACAGTTGCAGGGAGGTTGGTAAAGATCTGCTGAAATTCGTAATCGTTGGCATCCATGGCAGCCTTATTGTCGAACTTGCGACCGGTAAAGGCTGCGCCACAACCTTCCTTCCAGGTACTCCAGGCACGAACCATCTCCATCTGTTCCTCCATCTTTACGGCGAACATCTCGCCAGGGAGGTTCTCTACGAACTGGATATTGCCAGGAACGTCCATGAACATCCAGCAAGACTTGCCCTCGTATGGGAGCCACTTAATCTGAATAGTAGAGTCTGGAACGCGGTTCTTGTAGCCGTTAGGACCGGTAAAGTCCTGATCCTTGCCATAAGTCTCGCGGCAGTTTGCAAGCCACCAGTCAATATGGTTTTCGTTGAGATAGAGAACATGGTTATCGATGGTCATACCCTCAGAAAGGTGAGTCTTAACGTCAGTAATGAACTCCTTAACGGCATCCAGCATATTAGCTGAAGTCACTGCTGTCCCGTTTAGAAATCATCGGGCCTGAAAAGGCTAGGATATAGCCAATCCTCCGTCTCTTCTGTTGGAACAGCTTTGT